GCGGGCAGGTAGTGTTGCGATAGTTATTGTTATCAGCTTCAGGCTGGATAGTTATCGGCAGAATGGGGGATAGCTTTATGGGTGGGCAATAAAAACCCGGCGCGGTGGCCGGGTTAAATTGCTTGTCTAGCAAATTTTACTATCGATGCTTCATCTGTATGCTCAACATGATTGATGCCTTTCTCATTGAAAGTTTTACGAATTTCACGCATCGCTTTGACCTCAAGATCGTTTGGATGGCGAGGTGCATCGATCGTAAATAACACATTAGAGAGCGATAGAATTTTTTCACTAGTGGCACGTAAAATTTTTGCTGTCCAAGAGTCACAGTGCTCCATCATCTTTTCAGGCTTGTCTTGTACGAACGCTAGCGGTTTGATCGCGCATAAAATTTGCCCTTCTTGACGAGCGACAAACGGTAAGGAAAATCGCGTTAACTCTCCGCCAAGCGTCTCTTTTTTGAAGACGTTCTTAAGATCGTTATAATGAGAGAAACGATTCTTTAGCTCTCTAGTCAGTATTGCCTCACGAGATTCTTTTGTTACTTCTGAATGGTTTACAAACTTATCAAAAAGAGCAGCCAACATGTCCTGCGGACAATCAGACATCACAACTCTCGCAGGGCTAAAATGTATGATTGATTCCTTTTTTCCAATTAAGTAGTTGAAAAAATTAGCCAGCCTCTCCGGTGTGGTGAATTTGCAACTTTGTTCTTGTGCGAACTTTAACTCTCTCGCAATTGCATCTTTTGCGTGAGGGAAAATTATCTCGTCTTGGAAGAAGTTCTTTACCCTAGCGTTGTTGCCTTGCGTCAGTTGAAAGTGAAACTGCCCTAATTTCGGGGCACAAAGAACTACACCGACGTTGGCAAACTCTTCGGTTTCTGCATATGGCGCATATCTAACAATGCTGTATAGGCATGGTGTAGTCATTTGATGTTATCCCAAAAATCTTTGTTACTTACTCTGTTTAAGCAACCCAATATCTCGTTGAACATCAGATCACGTTCCTCATCGGATGTAAACCAATCAGCCGGAATCTGATTAAACGTCTCCTCAACTGAACCAATAGCTTCGTTTGCGAGATCCATCAGCTCGGGTTCATCAAGTATGTCGAAGTTCCACTTTCTTCCATTTGCAGAGTAAACATGGACATCATACTCATCATCAGTTGTATCTTGTGTGAACGCCAGGTTATGGTCAATCAGGTAATACCTATTGTTAACAGCATCGAAAATTATATTTACATTCCCGCCAATCTCAGTAAGAGACCGATCTGCATTGTTTATCCAGCGATCAAAGAAAAATATTTTCTTTTGATCCTGTATGTTTACAGCGTTACGGGCTTGTTGAATGTTTATCGTTGAGGCATTTTCAACAAAGCGGGTGGCAAATGCAGGACCCGGGAAAAGCTCGCCGCGCAAGTCAGGCATGAACTCTATTATCTGTTGTCCAATATCTACAATGCAGAAGTCTGGGCAAGGTAGACCAATTTGTCTTGCTAGATGAGCAGATATGAATTCTGCTACAAGCTCTTTCTGCCGGAGTTTTGGCCTGCCTTTAACAATGTAAGCTTGCCCATCTTGGCACGTGCACAGGAAGGGCTGAGTCATCCCGTCTTTCATGCGTCTAGTGTAGGCTGTAACTTGCAGATAGTCGTTTTGCAAAATTCACTTTCCGTAGAAAAAAACTAAAATTAAATCTCTACTGACTAAACCAGCCGCAGCTTCGTCTCTATCCAAAAGTCTCATCAGGCCACCATAAGCACGATCGCAACAACCGAGAGCAAAGTAACCACGCCTACTATCAGATATTCTCTTATCACCCAAACACCTCATCAGGCCACTGCTACAGTTTGTTGTAAGCTATCGATTCATGGATCAGCGCCTTTCCCATGATGTAGAGCTGGTCCTGATTCTCTTCTGTTACATACCAGTCTTTGTAAGCCGGGTTATCTGAAAGCACGGTTAATTGCAGGCCCTGCATTTGCAGACGCTTAACATGGAAGTGCTGCCCAAAGACAAATGCGTATACTCCGTCAACCTTGAAGTTCCTCACTGACACATCGAAGAAGAGGCGATCACCAGACTGAATCGTTGGACACATACTGTCACCGTCTACAGTCATCACCTTCACATCATGCTGTGCGCGATTGCCGAAGAGGGAGCGGGCATGCTCATTTGTGAACTCAATAGCATGCAGAACTTCTACAAACTCAGAAATCATGAATGATCCCGGTCCCGCACTAACAGTGAGGTCGAGAACGTCTACGCGGAATACGTCCGAAGCTGCATTAGTTAATAAAGCTGCCCCTGATTGCTTTCCGTCATTACGCATCGCCCCTTCTCCAGAGCTGAGCCAATCAGGCATTACCCCGAGCGCGTTAGCAATTTCCACAAGCTTGGTGGTCTGGCTGGCTTTTCCTGTTTCAATTTTCTGAATAGCCGCCTGGCTAACACCCACGAGATCCCCGAGCGCCTTTTGTGTCAGGCCTCGTGCCGCGCGTGCTTCTTTCAGTCTTCCAGCAAGTGTCGTTTTCATAAGGTTAAATGTACAACCGTGGTTTTATTCCATCAAACGAAAATGGTTGTTGACTAAATACAACCATAGTTTTATTCTTCATTCATATTCACTATGGAGGTTGTTATGAACCCAACCATTAAAACCGCTATCACCATTGTCGGCTCTCAAAAAGCCCTTGGTGAAGCGTGCGCAGTGTCGCAGCAGGCGGTTTACAAGTGGCTACACAACAAAGCGAAGGTTTCTCCGGAGCATGTGAACAGCATCGTAAAAGCAACTGGTGGCGAGATTCAGGCATACCAGATTCGCCCTGACTTGCCGACGCTGTTTCCGTCACCGGCCGACAACAATGCCGCTTAACGGCGGCCTTAACAACGAAAGGGAAAGCAATGCATTCACTTGCGTATCAACACAATACCGGAATACACCCGGGAGCGATGATAAACCGCGCTCAAGCTAAGGCGGCGCCAGACCACGAACAGATCCGCGACGCCGTTCGTGCCTGGGCTGCATCACTGGATAACCAGGATGTCGTTGCCGGGATCATCGTTGAGGAGTGGGAACGACAGGGCGGCGCCGGGCTGGAATTTCCCGAAGACCTGAGCCGTAAGCGTCAGAAACTCTTCCGCTGGCTCGATGGTGATACGGAGTATGCGCGCAAAAACATCAGCCAGCTGTCGCCCGCGATCATCGCCGTTCTACCGCTTGAGTTCCGTGGCCGCCTGGTACCTCAGGACTGCTTTATGACGCGCTATGCAGCGATGGAGAAGGAGATCGGCGAAGCGAAACGCGCGGTGATTCTGAGGGCGCCGCAGCACCAGCTGGTGAAAGAGGTGAGGGAGGGCATTGAACACCTGCTGGCGCTTCTGCCTGGGGAGGCTGTTGTTCAGGTTCTGAGTGGTCTCGCAGTCATGGGCCCGGGCGTCATGTGAGGTGCGCAGTGAATCATGTCGAATTTATTGAAAAGCACGTTCGCGAAGAACTTATCCGGCAGGGCTTCACCGCAGCTGTCGCGCAGGGGGGCATTTCAGGCCGTCGATATGTACAAGCGAATGTCTCAGGCAAGTCGTAAGGGAGAATTTTCGATGATGTTTTGCGTCACGCGAAGTTATGGGCAGAAAAACAGACAGTGCCGGCAGATCGGTTTGAGTCGAAGCGCATCAAGCGCGGTAAGCAGCAGGGGCTGTTCTAAAAGGGTGAAAGCCGCGGTGAGGGGGCACCAACGGCTTTCTGGTGCAAAAACGACAGTAGTTGCAGGAGGAATAATGGCAAAAAATCCACGCTATTACCATACCGCTGTACATAAAAACATAACCCGCGACCGCTTCATCCGCTCGGTTAACCCGATTGTGGCAGAGAAGATGCGCGCCATCCTGGAAGAACTGAAACGTAAGGAGAGTGGCCGTGGGTAACGTATCTAATTTAGCCGAAGCCAGAGAGGCCAGAAGGCTCCAGAAACCGCGCACGAATGACGGTAAGGGGTTTGCCTTGCTGCACCGTAAAATTATGGATGTGCCGTTCTACAAGGATGCTGAGGCGGCTCATTTATGGGTTCACCTGCTCCTGCGTGCAAATCACGAACAGACACTGGTATCCACGGATGTCGGCGATGTGATCTGTGAACGCGGAGAGTTCATCACCGGGCGCAACACACTGGCAATGGAAACGGGTTTGACCGCTGATCGCGTTAAATCACTGCTCCGTAAATTCCAGAACCTGGGCATGATCACCACCAAATCGAACAACCGTTTCACTGTTCTAAAAGTGGTCAAATATGACGAATATCAGTCAAATTTTTGTCCAGCCGATGTCCAGCCAGTGTCCAGCGCAAACGCAGTAGTACCAATGCCTGCGGAGGTGGAGTGTCCAGCCGATGTCCAGCCAGTGTCCACAGATAACAATATATTAAATAACTCTCTTACTAACGTAAGAGAGTGTGCATCAGCAGCAGAAAAACCAGAGCAGAAAAAACCGTCTCTCAGCTGCGAGCAGGTGGTCGAGGTTTACCATCGCGTACTGCCTGAAGCGCAGAGCATCAGAATCCTGACTGACAAACGCCGGGCTCTGATTCGCTCGTTCTGGCAGAAGGCCGGGAAAGTAACTCAGCAGCTGGACGGCCACAAGTTCACCTTGAGCGACTGGGAATCCTATCTGAGCTACATCGCCACCAACTGCCGCTGGATGCTGGAGAACCGTCCAGACCAGCGAACCGGTCGCACATGGCGCCGCAAGGCTCTCGAATACTTCCTGAATGTGGATGTATATGCCAAGACGCGCGAGGGGGCCTGTGATGACCTCTGAAATCATGACCGTACCTCACAACCTCGAAGCAGAGCAGAGTGTCATCGGCGGACTCCTGCTGGACGATGACAACAGCGAGCGCGTCCAGAAAGTTCTGGCAATGCTCAAGCCCGAGTCGTTTTACAACCGGGTTCATCAGATCGTCTTCGCTGAATTACGTGACATGTTCCGCGCGAACAAGCCAGTCGATGGGTTAACACTGTTCGACGCTCTGGAAAGCAAAGGACTTACGGAGCAGATCGGCGGTTTCGCCTACATCGCGCAGATCGCAAAAAACACACCGAGCGCTGCAAACATCGTGGCATACGCTGCGTCAGTCCGGGAAGCCGCAATGGAGCGCTACGGTATCAGCCGCCTGACCGAAGCTACTGAGCTGCTGTATTCCCGCAATGGCATGAGTGCCACGCAGAAGTACGAGGCCATTCAGGGTATTTTCACCCAACTCGCAGACCATTCAAAAACCGGTAGTCGCCGTGGGTTGCGGTCGTTCGGCGAGGTTATGGATGACTGGGTAGCAGATCTGGAGAAACGCTTTGACCCTTCAGGCGAACAGCGCGGAATGAGCACCGGTATCCCGTCACTCGACCGACTGTTAGCTCCGAAAGGCATAGTGAAAGGCTCCCTGTTTGTGATTGGCGCAAGACCAAAGATGGGCAAGACAACCCTGTACGGTCAGATGGCGATCAACTGCGCGGTTCGTGAGAAAAAGCCAGCGCTGATGTTCAGCCTCGAAATGCCGGGCGACCAGATCCTCGAAAAACTGGTTGGTCAGAAGTCTGGAGTTAACCCGAGCATTTTTTACATGCCAGCCACGGATGACGCCGATGACCAGTACCAGGGCGATTACGACGGCGACTTTAAGAAGGCGATCGCCACCGCCGGGCGATTGAGTGAAATCGACATGCTGTACATCGACGATACTCCTGGCCTGTCACTGGCGCACATCGTTAGCGAAAGCCGCCGAATCAAGCGCGAGAAGGGCTGCGTAGGCATGATTCTGGTTGACTACCTGACGCTGATGACCGCCGAAAAAGCCGACCGTAATGACCTGGCCTACGGGATGATCACCAAAGGGCTGAAGAACCTCGCCAAAGAGCTTGGCTGCGTCGTCGTGCTGCTGACTCAGCTAAACCGTGAACTGGAGAAGCGAGTGAATAAACGCCCGTTGCCGAGCGATTCCCGCGACACAGGACAGATTGAGCAGGACTGCGACTACTGGGTTGGTATCCACCGAGAAGGTGCTTTCGATGACAGCGTTCCGCCTGGCGAAACGGAGTTAATCCTGCGACTCAACCGCCATGGCAGTACCGGCACGGTTTATTGCAATCAGATCAACGGGGCAATTTACGACACAGACCAGCATGCAGCCGCCGCAGAACGCCGCGGGCGCGAGCAGCAGCCGAAAAAGAAAGGGGGCTTCTGATGAAAGGCAAACAGGCAATTCTGCGTTATCTCGAAACGCACCGGACCTTCACCGCGAAGGATGTGGCCACAGAGTGCGGTATGACGATCAACTGCATCACGAAGAACGCTATCGATCTGGAGCGGGCCCGGGAGATTGTCCGCGTGGGCAAAGTGTGGCGAACGGTGACTTATCGCCTGGCGACGCAGGAAGAGCAGGACGGCACCGCGCGCAGCTGCACCAACGGAATATTTCAGGAATGCCGGAACAGCCCGGCAATGAGAAGGGTATTGATGGTTTGGGGGAGGGTAGGGGTATGAAAATAGAAGATATCAAAAACGTAGCGGTGTTCTTCAATTTGAACGGCAAGACAGTAGCGTTACGAATGGATGCTGAGCAGAAGCGGATCGTCGCATTAATGGCGCTGAACACGGCTGATGCTCGGGCAGAACTGATTGAAGTGCCGCACATGACTTTACCAGCAGACCCAGCCATGCAGGAGGCCGCCCAATGAGCAACATCGACAAACAGGAGCTGCGTGAAGCGGCGGAGAGAGCAGAATCAGATAGTTGGGGTTATGATCGCGATGAATTCAATGAGGCTCTAACCCCGTCCACCGTGCTGGCACTGCTAGATGAGTTGGAAGCCAAAGACTCAACCATAGCCACTCAGCAGCAGGAGATAAGAACGCTTCTTAATGCGTTAGGGCAAGCATCAGAGAAGAGAAATTCTGACCTTCCTGACCAGAAGCGAATTATTGGTTGGCGAGCATCAGACTACACCGACGAGACATCTGACCCTGAGCTAGCTAAAAACTGGGCCGCTGCAATTGGTGTGTTGCCGATTTTTGAAGGCGACGTGAATACAAAATTAAGCGCCGCCGCAGCCGGTAAAGGAGAGTGAAATGATAGCAACTATTGGAACGATTCTGGTGTGGGCAATAATCATCCTTAGTGGTATTGCTGCGGCGTTTTTCGCTGTCATCGGATTGATGTTTTTCCTGAGCTGGCCTAAGGGGCGATAACCCATGAGCACTATTACCAAAGAGCGCATCGCAAACCTCCTTCAGTTCAATTCTGAAGGTAGTGATTGTCAGGCCAATGCAGAGCAGTGGGAAGTACACGAGCTGGCGCGTATCGCGCTGGCATCGCTCGAAGCGGAGCCTGTGGCGTGGCTACTGTCAGGCGGCGGCGCAAAAAACAACGTCAGCTTCGATAGTGGCAATGCTTATGCCGACCCGCTGCGAGAAGTAACGCCGCTCTACACCGCCCCGCCAGCGCCGGTATCTGTGCCCGCTGCGATGGAAATGGATGATGACTTTGACAGCGCGTTTGAACACGGAAAAGCTGTCGGCTGGAACGCCTGCCGCGCCGCCATGCTTCAGTCGTTCGGTAATTCCGAACAACTCAACTCTCCGGTGATTCCGGATGGTTGGGTGGCTTGCGTTGAGCGGATGCCTTCCGCAGGGGAACAAGTGTTGGCGTACCGTCAAGACGCGCCGGAAAGTAATGATCCATTAATCAAGATGGCAACGTACGTTGGCGGGTCAGCACACGGACACGGCTTTGATTGCTACTGCAAGCCAACCCACTGGATGCCGCTGCCAGCAGCACCGCAGCAGGAGGCATGATGTACGACAAATATACTCTCAATCGCTGCGACGCAATGGAGTGGCTGGCTGAGCATTACCCAGTCGTTCCAGACAAGATGCCAGATGTGCCCCTAAAGGCTGACTGGTGTAGTGCCAACCTGTTTATGGGGTGGGGTTTCGTGATTTTGCTCGATGGCACCCTGGTGTTTGCTGACTGCCTATCGCCTCCAATCCGGGCGGAAGACATGGCAGGCTTCAAATTGCCCGATTTGGTGTAACTGCCATACAAGCGATATGGGAATCCCCATATCGACAGCCAGGGCCTCTCCGGAGGCCTTTTTCTCGCGTTGATTTTGTTGAATCAACCGTCCATAATCATGTCATCGGAGCTTGAACAACTCCGGTGACTTCTGCGCATTTAAGGGGACTTAAATGCGACCACAATCTGAACTTCTCACCTTGTCACAGATGCAGAAATGCACCTGCGATTTTCTGCATTCTGCGGTTTCCGTTAAGGAGGCCGCATGACTCTGCCAGTAGACGGCATCAAACTCCATCGCGGTAACTTCGCGGCCATCGGCCAGCAGATTCAGCCATTGCTGGATGCCGGGCAATGTTTCCGCCTTCAGGTCAAGCCGTGGCGCGAGAAGCGCAGCCTGTCTCAAAACGCACTCTTTCATCTTTGGATGGGAGAAATCAGCGAATACCTCATCAAATCCGGGCGTACCGATGCAACGCCGGAATGGGTTAAGCGCAACCTCAAAAAGACCTACCTCGGCTGCGAAGATGTCACCTACACCGACTTCATCACCGGCACCAAAGAAACCACCTGGGAGCCTCGTCACACGTCTAAACTCGATACCGGAGAGATGCACATCTTCCTGTGCAAAGTCGAGGCGTGGTGTGCTCAGTTTGGTCTGGCGCTGACTATCCCATCAGGTTGTGAATTCCAACAATTGCGCGACAAGCAGGAGGCGTAATGAGTATCTATCAACGCATCAACGGCGCTGACTGGCGCAATATCTGGGTGGTTGGCGATCTGCATGGTTGCTACACAAATCTGATGGGCAAACTGGATGAACTCAATTTCGACCCGGCTCATGACCTGCTTATCTCCGTAGGCGATCTTATCGACCGCGGCGCTGAAAACGTTGAGTGTCTGGAGTTGATAGTGATGCCGTGGTTCCGGGCAGTGCGTGGAAATCACGAGCAGATGATGATCGACGGCCTGTCAGAGTATGGCAATGTGAATCACTGGATGATGAATGGTGGTAGTTGGTTCTTCAATCTCGACTACGACAAAGAAGTGCTGGCTAAGGCTCTGGTCCACAAAGCTGCTGAACTGCCTTTGGTCATCGAATTGGTGACCGGTGATAAGAAGATTGTCATCTGCCATGCCGACTACCCGACTGGAACCTATGAATTCGGAAAGGATATCGACGAAGAGCAGGCGATCTGGAACAGAGAGCGGATTTCCAATTCTATGGACGGAAGCCTTCATGAAATAACCGGGGCTGACCTGTTTATCTTCGGGCACACACCGGCTCGCCAACCACTGAAATATGCTAACCAGATGTACATCGACACTGGTGCCGTATTCTGCGGAAACCTAACTCTGGTGCAGGTTCAGGGTGGTGACCATGCGTAAGCCATCCCGCCGAAAGTGCAAAGTTTGCAACGAGTGGTTCATGCCGCAATACGACAACATCCGTTGGTGCAGCCCTGCGCACGGAGCTATCTACGCCATAGAACTTCGCACCAAAGAGAAGGTGAAGGCCGAGGCTAAGCGCATTAAGGATAAGCACCAGGCTGATAAAGAGGGCCGGGCCCGTCGCCAGAAGATACGCGAATCCTTCAAGACTAAATCCCAATGGGACAAAGAGGCTCAGTCTGCATTCAACCGGTACATCAGGATCCGCGATGATGGGAAAGAATGTGTCAGCTGCGGTAATCCACTCATTGGGAAAAACAACTACCTGACCGGAAGCGCCATTGACGCCAGTCATTACCGTTCCCGTGGTGCGGCATCACATCTCAAATTCAACGTGTTTAACGTTCACTCGGCTTGTACCCGGTGCAACCGCCAGTTAAGCGGAAACGCCGTCGAGTACCGAATCCGACTGATTGAACGAATTGGCCTTGAGCGTGTCGAGCGACTTGAATCCGACAACGAGCCTCGCCGGTTCGATATCCCATACCTACAACGTATCAAATCCATTTTCACTCGCAAATCCCGTGCGCTGGAGAAGCGCCGAGAACGTAAGCAGGAGGCAGCATGAACACCGAGCTAATCGAGTTGATCCGTTTACGCTGGCGATTCCTCCGCATGCTCAGAACCCCGGATTCTTTCCTGGTTGACTACAGACTTCTTCGCAACTTCATTCGCAGCTATAAGACAGTGGGAGCATCAGCATGAACACTCAACGCCTGGAATACATCCGCCAGCAACTGATTGTTGCTACTGCCGATATGAGCGGGGCGACGAAAGGCCAGTTAATGGCATGGCTGGAGAATGCCCAGTTTGATACCGGCACATTTAAACGCAAAAAGCCGCGCGTAATGGATGAGGTGACCGGAAAGATGATAACGCTCGACAACCCTCCTATACCCGGAAAACAGTCGCGTGCAAAAGGCTCTCATATTCCCCTGGTGAATCACGTCGGATATTGCACTTCGTCATGGCGTCGTGCTGTGCTATCTCTGGATGAGCATCACAAAGCGTGGCTTCTGTGGAGCTACAGCGAGAACACCCGCTGGGAGTATCAGGTGGCTATCACTCAGTGGGCGTGGGCAGAGTTCAAAGCAAATATTGGCGCGAAGAAGGTAGCAGGGAAGACGCTGGACAGGCTCAAGGCGCTTATCTGGCTTGCGGCGCAGGATGTCAAAGCAGAGCTGGCAGGGAAGGAGACATACGAATACCAGAAACTGGCTGAATTGGTCGGAGTGGCAAAATCCACCTGGACAGAAACCTATCTCCCGCACTGGCAAGGCATGAGGCATATCCTCACAGGCCTGGACAATCAGTCTCTCCACTCAGTTTCGCGATCACGTTCACAACAAAAGGCGACAAATTTAGATGTAAGTCTTGCAAAACCGAACTGAAATGGCTATATTTCATATAAATCTGATATTGTGTCATTGTTGTATGCATTGACAGGTAACGAATTCAAGACCTCGCCTCGGCGGGGTTTTTTTATGGCTGCAATCCGGTCAGGGCTTTTGAGTGAATACGTGCCGCACGACACACTGAAGCTCATACGCGAGAGCCCTGAACCAGATTACCGAATCCCGCCAGCCGGGAAACCAGGCCGCAGAGCCTAATGCCTTACCCTCTTGCCCACCGCGCCGTGGGCTCTTTATTCAGGCCGCCGACAATCACCCTCAGAAGCCACGTAGCTATCGTGTCGGACGGCCTTTCCCCACTACAAACACAGCTCCCGCTTCAACTGCGAGGAGAGAGACTATGAAGATGCCCTACAAACAAGACTTCATCGCCGCTTTGCTAGCTGCCAAAGAGCAGGGCATTGGTGCGATTCTGGCATTCATCATGGCGTATCTGCGTGGCCGGTATAACGGTGACACGCTTTCAAAGACGCTGATTGATGGATTGATGTGCGCGATGTTTGCCTGGTTCGTAAGGGACATTCTCGTGTTCATCGGTATGAGCACAAACCTTGCCTACATCGGCAGTGTGTTTATTGGCTATCTCGGTACCGCTTCAATCGGATCGCTTATCAAGAAATTCACTGCCAAGAAAGTAGGGGTGGACGATGCAAACTAGTGAAAAAGGGATAAAGAACATCAAGGATTTCGAGGGATGCAGCTTAACCGCATATCCTGACCCGGGAACAGGTGGCGCTCCTTGGACAATCGGTTATGGCTGGACTCATCCTGTAGATGGAAAACCAGTAAAACCCGGAATGAAGATAAACATGAAAACTGCAGATCGTCTTCTTCGCACAGGCCTCGTTAGCTTTGAGAATGACGTCCTCAAAGTGGTTAAGGTAAAGCTAACCCAGGGTCAGTTCGATGCTCTGGTCTCGTTTGCCTATAACGTCGGTTCCCGGGCGCTCTCTACTTCTACTCTGCTGAAAAAGCTTAATGATGGAGATGTTCAAGGGGCGGCTGACGAGTTCCTGCGCTGGAATAAAGCTGGCGGCAAAGTCCTGAATGGGCTTACCCGTCGACGTGAGGCGGAGCGCGCTCTGTTCCTGTCGTGATTGGCGCGCTGGTTAAGCGTTACTGGTTGCAGCTGTCGGTTGTCGTACTAATCGGAGTGCTGGCTTTCTTCGTTAATCACTATCGCGACAACGCTACCGAATACAAGAAGCAGCGCGATGAGAAAGTTCAGGTGCTGAATCTGGCTAACGCCACCATCACCGACATGCAGACACGGCAGCGAGATGTCGCTGCACTGGATGCCAAATACACGAAGGATTTAGCTGATGCGAAAAAGCAGCTTGATGATCTGCAGCGTTGTGTTC